GTGCCAACAGTTCAGCAAGTGCCAACAGTTCAGCAAGTGCGAACAGCTCAGCAAGTGCGAACAGCTCAGCAAGTGCCAACAGTTCAGCAAGTGCAAACGCAGTAGCAAACAGCACAAACGCAGTAGCAGAAAACACATTTATTGAGGAAGAAACAAGTGAAGTCGCAAGTATTATTGCCACTGTATCAACATCAGATTCAACAGATGTTAATGTGGGTGCTGATATGAATATCAATATGAATATCAATATGGGCTCAAACTCTAAAAAAAAAGATAATAAACCCACCCCAGAAAGTGGTGTATTTATAGTAGCAAGTGTAGTAAAAGACGCAAGTGCGAATGCTTCATCGTCGTCACAATCATCAAACACATCATCGTCATCGGCTGTATTGACAAACACGACTACTATAGCAAATACAATCGTAGGCGCCGGAGCAAAAAAAACAGAGAATGACGCATTCGTCGTGTCAAATGCGAGTGAAGCAGACAAGAATATTGTTGTAAGCGCAGTAGCAAGCGCAGCGGGTGTTACTTCAAGTCAAATCATTACAGGAGAAAAGCCAGTAAAAGAAACGCTTGAGTCGCTTTCCAAGAAAATCGCGAGATATTTGGAGTTGAATCATGAGAATATCACATTCAAGGATAAGATTCGTCAATTGAGGGCGGTGTTTATGTTGTCGGTGAAGAATGGCGATTTGAAGACGACTAAAATTATGCTGGAAAACAAGGTGGAAGTGAATGCGATTGATTATGACGGAACAACGCCATTGATTAATGCGATTTACAATCACAATACTGAAATGACAAAGTTGTTGTTGGATTATGGAGCAGACCCTAATATTTGCGACCATGATGGATGGAGTCCATTGACTGTTGCGATTACAAACAATGAAAATATTGTGAATAAAGTTCCACAAGACAATACGGCGATTGTAAAGATGCTTATAGAAAAGAAAGCGAATATTCATAAGGGTAATGATGATGGATATACGCCGATTATTGTATGTGCGATGAATGGAGAAGTGAAGTTTATGAAGATGTTGGTTGAATTGGGAGCGAATGTGAATGACAAGGATAAGGAAGATATTTGTGTATTCGCACACGCACTTATGTTCACTGGACGCGATTCAAGAAATGAAAATGGCGGAAAAGTTAAAAATACGATGATTGATTTTTTGATTGAGAAGGGAGCGAATATTCATTGTAGTAATATTAATAATCAGTCTGCGTTGTTTTTAGCGGCGCATAATGGATATTTGAATATGGTGAAGTATTGCGTAGAACATGGAATGAATATTAATCAGAGAGATGCGAATGGTGTTACGGCGATGGAACAAGCACACGCAAGAGGACACAAAATGATTACGAGTTATTTGGCGAATAAATTGATGGATATGGAAATTTTAAGAAGTAGAGGATTGAATCCATACGCAAAACCGCATTAAGATAATTGTATTATTTGTATTATATGGTAAATGTTATTATATAATATTTGTATTGTTTATTTAATTTTTGTGCCGAAGCACATCTTATTACAAATGTAGGGTGTTTTGCACCCCTTATTAGCAATGGACATCCAAAGTATGAACATCACTCAACCATCCATTTGCATACGCCATTCTGTAATGGACATGCTTTTTCAAAGTGCGTTTAAGCAATGAAGAACCGACCTTATATTGTGACGGACATAAGAAATGAAGTGTAGCTTTTCCGTCCAAGACTTGTGCTACACCGACATTTTCGGTATTTTTGTATGCTTCTTGTGGAGTTTTAACGACTTTCCCGTCATGTTTTGCGGGGTTAGCAGCCCAATATAATACTTTCACAACACCAGGTTTGACATTAACATCAACTTGCACGTTTGAATTGGCGGGTTGAGAGACTTTCAATAAAGAAACAGGAAATGCCATCCATCCTAAAAAGGATAAATAACTATCTCTCTTGATGGCTAAATGAACGGCTGCTAAACCGACTAAAATATAGATGTATATGGAATACGATTTGAATATTTTATTCACAAAGTTGTAGGAGAAGAGTCCAATGGAACCCCAATTTAACGCACCGATAAGAACAAGTGTGATAGTTACGATGTGTAGCCAAATATAATAATGTGCTGTTTCGTCTAAATCCTTTTCGTTTATAAACATATTATATTTATTACACGCAAAATAAAAATATTTGATAATATGGCGAATATGAATATTATCAAGTTATATTACTATATACTATTTACTTGCGTGAAGCCTTCTTGGATTTTCTGCTCTTTCTGGAACCTTCCTTCTTAACATATCCGAACTTACCCTTCTTGGTGAAGAAACCAGCCTTTTCCAATCTCTTTTCCTTCTTGGCAGTAGAAGACTTTGCCTTGCTGACGATTCTTCCGTGCTTATTCATAACCAAATCCTTCTTCTTAAGACCGCCGGAAGTATGGTCGGCATTTCCGTGCCAGACTTGAGCGCGTGAGCCGATGGCAACGCGTCTTTTTCCTCCTTCTTGTTTAGGTTCTTCTGTAACTGGTTTAGGTTCTTCTATTGCGCTCATTGTTTATAAAATTATGAGAGAAAATAATAAAAAAGTTCAATGATACAAAAGTTGAAATATACAAAAGTTGAAATATACAAAAGTTGAAATATACAAAAGTTGAAATATACAAAACAATACATCTTTTTAACCAAATGTATTTTTGATGGGGCCATTCGTTCCGCCGGACATTCCTTGAACGTTTCCAAATGCGTCTAAAGAGAGATTGGCAAAATACATTTTCATTCCGCCTTTTTTACCAACGGATGCTTGAATAATCTTGGAATAAATGGATACTTTTGTTCCTAAAGAAGCAGGATTATTGGTTGAAAAGTTTGTAATGTTTTTATTGGGCGCATATTTAATTGGCGGACAAATCGGAAGATAAGGCATATATATCTAATATCTTATTATTATCGCGAATGGTGAATGTTTATACACCATAAAGGTGTTTATCACTTACACCATAAAGGTGTTTATTACTTACACCATAAAGGTGTTTATCACTTACACCATAAAGGTGTTTATCACTTACACCATAAAGGTGTTTATTACTTACACCATATCATACCCCAATGAACTTTTGGTGTTGTTTTCATTAAATTATTTTTTACAGTATTTATATCGTAATATTGATTATTATTAGGTCTAAATGTGTAATGGTCGCTATTTTGGATATAAAACTTTGTAAATCCTAATGTTGATAAATAATCAATACATTTTATAGATACGCTGTTTAGTTCTGAAGCCCATTCAAAACAAAGCAAATCAACTTTTTGAGTTAAAGAAGAAACGCAATCATATTCTGCTCCCTCAACATCTATTTTTATCAGTTTTGGCATACCATATATTTCTATCAATTTATCAATTGTTATTGATTTCACTGTAATTTCTTTGAATTTTTGATTACAAAAGCGCGAGTCTTTATTTGTAAGCCATTCTTTATTCAATGTTGATAATGTATTACTCTCCGCATTGTAAAAAGTAATGTCATTACAACCATTGTTGCATACTGCGTAATTCAGTAAAACGATTTTATCATTTTTACAATGTTTTTTTAATTTCATGAATGTAGTTGGTGACGCTTCAATAGAAATAATTTTTTCACATGTTTGTATATTTTCTAAAGCCCATTTTCCTATATTTGAACCAATATCAAAATACATTTTATATAATATACATGATGAATAAAAATACAAAAGTTTAAAAATACAAAAGTTTAAAAATACAAAAAATTGAAATGAAAATGAAGATATTATACATATCACATCAATAACCAACCAACCAAAATGTCATCATCATTAAATGCCGACCTTTCTAATAATATTGCTGATATGTATCAAAAAAAGACAGATAAACAACATGTTTTAGATAATCCAGATACATATACAGGCTCTATGGATAAAACCGAATACGATACTTATATTTATGACGAAGCATCATCTTCTATTATAAGAAAATCACTAACTATAATTCCGGGTCTTTATAAATTATTTGATGAAGGTATTGTGAATTGTCGCGACCATCAAGTGCGTATGGATGCAAAATGCGCTACGGATGCCAAAGCAAGCGCTACAAATGTCGCGACTGCTAAGGATAGCAAAGGCGCTACTGATTCAAAAGAAGCAAATGTGAAACCAGTGACTCAAATCAGCATATCTATCAGCGACGATGGAACAATCACGATGTCAAACGATGGCAATGGAATTGATATAATAGAACATCCAGAACACAAGTTGTGGATTCCAGAAATGATTTTCGCGCATCTTCGCACATCCACTAATTATAACAAACAAGAAAAAAAGATTGTTGGCGGGAAAAATGGTTTCGGTGTAAAATTGGTATTTATTTGGTCGTCTTGGGGTAAAATAGAAACCGTCGACCATACACGCGGACTGAAATATATCCAAGAGTTTTCCGATAATTTGAATGTCATACATAAACCAAAAATAACAAAAAGTGCGGTCAAGCCATATACCACCATTACATTCAAACCAGACTACAAGCGTCTGGGTATTGATAATCTTTCATCCGATATGATTAGTCTATTCAAACGACGCGTATATGATATAGCAGCAATCACAAGTAAAAAAATAAAAGTAAAATACAACGACGAACTTGTTCCAGTGAAAAATTTCCAAAATTATGTTGATATGTATATTGGCACGAAAAATTCAGAAAAATCAATTGAACGCATCTATGAAGAGGCAAATGAACGCTGGGAATATGCGGTTTGTCTCGCGCCAAAAGAGGAATTCACCCAAGTGTCATTTGTCAATGGTATATTTACAGGCAAAGGCGGTAAGCATGTGGATTATATTCTCAATCAAATCGTTCGCAAGCTCACCGCATACATCTCAAAAAAGAAAAAGATTGATGTAAATCCAAGCACCATCAAAGAGCAGCTGATGTTGTTTGTCCGCTGTGATATTGACAATCCATCATTTGACAGTCAGACCAAAGACTATATGACAACACCTATTTCCAGTTTCGGCTCATCATGCGATGTTAGCGAGAAGTTTATTGATAAACTGGCGAAGATGGGTGTGATGGACGCGGCATGTGCTTTAACAGAAGTGAAGGAAATCAAGGCGGCGAAAAAGACAGACGGCACGAAATCCAAACGCATTCGCGGTATTCCAAAATTGATGGACGCGAATTTCGCAGGAACAGACAAGAG